CCTTATGGAAGTTACCTGTAAATCTGGCAACCATTTACTAAAAGCCTCTGTAATTGTTCTGTTTGCTTTTTCTACAGCTAAAGCTTCGTTTTCAAAGACTGTTTGATTTACTAAGCTTCCATAGTTAGGTCGCATTACTCTTTCGCCAAACCTACTCATTAATACTAGTAGTACCCTGTCTTGCCATATTTTTTTAGGGTCAGTTGAATAAGTTAACTCTCCAAAGTTATTGAAAGAAAATGGAAGAGAAATTGCTGAGCTTGCCATTAGTAGACTCCTATCCAAATTGGGAAATTAGCATCTCCACCCTCAAACATAACCCATACTCCTTGGTCAAGTCTTGGAACTAACCTGTGAGGTGCGTGTTCTGCTGTGGTGTTTGTTTCTTGTTCGTCATTCCAAAGTTCGTCAGTATCTGCAGCTGTTTTTTTAGGGTGTTTTAAAGTAGTTGCTCCCGCTTTAGCTACTACCGTTAAGGCTGGAACAGTTTCTGTATCACCTCTTGAGTCTGTAACCGACACAGGTGTTGTAGTTAAAAGTGCTGCAATCTGTGCCGCTGTATGTTCTTGATGGTCAGGGTGGTTTGAATTAGAGGTTACAGGTAGGCACGGCCACGCCCATTCGCTTAAAGCGTTACCTAAAACTTGAGGAACAAGTAGTTTAATTCTTTTATACCCATCAGGGTCTTCGTTTTGTTTACAAATACCTCTGTATACCCCGTAATGTTTATCGCTCATGTTAGCCTCGCTATTCTAGCTGCAACAACTGGAGAGCGTCTAGGTTCTGTTTTTTTAGACACTAGATTTCCTTTATTTGAAGACCAAGTATTATTAGACACCTCAAAGGATTTTTTGACAGGGGCGGTTCTATTTTTTGAGGTAACTAATCTAATATCAGCTGTAGGTTTTAATTGCACAGATGAAGAGATTAGTTGATTTTTTGGTTTTTCTCTTGTCTGTCTAACATTTGGTTTAATTGTCCTGTTTTGAGTTGCTGAGGGTACCTCAGGAGCTCCTGGGATGTTTATACTACCTAGAGAGTCTGTTCCTAAAACTAAATAAGTTGTGTAAAGATTAAAATTTAACTGAGATTCCTCTACACGGTGTTCAGTTTCTAGTATCGTCCAATAACCAGTGTAAGAACCCACTCCGTCTAAATATATTGGTTTACTTGGGGACAGGTTGCCGTTTCCAAAGACTACGGCTGTGGCTCTGTAAGGAAATTTAGAATTTTCATCTGCAGCTTCGGCTTCGTATGTGGCCGTCTCAAAATCGTTAGCAACAGTTGTAGTTGCGTATTTATCAAACAGCTGTGTTTGAGATTTTTTTCTAGTGGGTTGCCCAGGCTTTGGTTTAGTTACTTGAACTAAGTCACCTGTTCTAGGGTCTATACCCGTAATTGCAGTTGCTGATTTATCTGACATACCGTGAGATAAAGTCTCTCCAATAACAGGGTTAAACGTGTAAATATTTTTGTTTGTTTTCATTCCGTATTCACCCTTAGTGTAATAAAGAGCTTCAGAGATACCTTCTGTAAACTCTTTTAGGTGGGGTTGAAAGTATAATGTTGTTCCCTCTACGTTTAAAGTATAACCAGATTGTTTAGCTAACTTTCTTAAAAACTCCCAGTCCGTTAGACCAGCCTGTGATATTTGTGGGTACACTCTTGGATGAGGTTCAATTTTGTATGAGAAGCCGTTTTCCACTGCAATTTTTTGAGCAATCTCACTTGCAGTTACGTTTCTAAAAATATCTTGGCTAGCTTGTCTCATTACGTAAGAGGCTCCAATTGCCGATACTTCAATAAAATTTGACACTGAATCCATATCAGCTTTAACGTCATGAACGTACCCTACAAATTCCCTTTTATCAATAGATAATGTTATAGGGGTTCCTGGCTTTACCCTTGAAATGTCTACAGACCAGTCTCTAAATTGAATTGAAGCAAACTCGTGGTCAAACAAACCCTGTCTAATGTAAGCAGAGAATACTCGCTCTGGTTGAGCAGCACTAGTAGGAAAAGACACACTTACTTGATTAAACACTAGGAATCCTTAAAATAGTTCCTGGAGCAATGTTTTGTATGTCTTCAATTTCAGGGTTTGCTTCCATAATTATCCACCAATACCCAGGTTTGCCGTAAAACTTCATAGCAATGTTGTCTAGTCTTTCACCTTGTTTATACGGGTATTCCCTATAGGTTAAAACCCCAAGCTCATCAAATTCGTAAAAAACCACAGGGTACGAATCTCCATCAGGTTTAAAAGAAATAAAGTCAACAACGGAAAGCTCGTAACGTGAACCTAATCTAATTGCCATTTTTTATTTGCCCTTCTCGGTTGTGTTCGAAAGCGCTAGTCCTGATGTAGCAAGTATTTGTAGAGAAATGCTTAAATCGCTTCTAATTGGAACCATGTCAGGAGTAAAGGATGTGTGAGTTATGCTTAAACTATTTACATACCCTTGGTATGAAAGTGGTCCAATGTCAATATTTAACAAGGTTGGCATTAGGTACCCAATGTCTGCAGTTTGTATACCTCTTCGGTTTGTCCATTTCATACCACCCCCGCCACTCCCATTAATGGTTTTATATAAAAACTCAATATCAGCAAGAGTTCCTCTTGAAAACAAATCTATTAATTTTTCTTCTAATTGTACTGAACTTTGTTGAAACGCTCCAGCAGGTAAATAGTATTGACTAAATTCTCTTACGGTTTCTTTACTGAGCTTCTGATTAACAAATAGGTCCTCGTTATAAGCGTTAGCCCAAAAGAGCTGGGTTGGTTTGGAAGGTATTAGCCCAGGTCTTCCAAATCTAGCTTGAGCGCATGCAAAATCATTAGTTCTATCTAATCTTATGTTAAAAGCAATACTTTGAGTCGCTGGAAAAGCCGCTACTAAATTTAAAAACATGTCGTTTACGTTAGGAACTGCATCCATTTGAACAGCAACTTGAGTTTGTATAGCGTCTGGGTTCCACATAAATTGAAAGCCAAATTCTCTTTCGAAGTTTCCGCTTTCTAGTTTTGTATACGCTGCTTTATCTTCTTTAGTAGAACCTGTTTGAATAGCTACGTCAGCACTTTGACGCCACCACAAACGGCCACGTCTATATGTATCAGAAGATGGTTGAGGTTTTCCAAAGTTTTCATATCTGCCGCCTGGATTGTTAACGTTCGTAGCTAACTTTGGCAAACTCCACGTATGAGGAGGCAAATTCCAAGAGTATTTGTTTGGGTCGGCTTCTGGTATTGGTGACGGAGTTGTGTCGCCATCAACTGCACCTTTAGACTTTCCGCCTTTGCCGCCTTTGCCGTCTTTTTTAGACGTTTGAGTAGCTCTTGTGTCACCCCTAAGAAGAACAGCAGCAGCACCGGCACCAAAAAGTAATTTACCTGTAGTTGATTTAGGTACTCTACCTCCAACAAGAAGAGCGCCCTTTTTTAAAACGCTTCCTGCAGTAAACCCTGCAGCTGTTTTATTTAATCCAGATTTTGTTGCTATTGCAGCAGATTTTTTTGCCGCAACTTGTTTTGCTGTAGCTTTTGCAGCTTGAGCTGTTACTGCTTTTTTAACTTGATTCTGAGCTCCTTTTCTGGCAGCAACCATAGTAGCTACTCTAACTACGCCTATTACCGCAGGTATTACAAATGCTGGCATTATCTACTCACCGCCATTTTAATTGCGTCTTCATTGGCTAAAATTGTTTTAATCTCTCTAGCAAGTTTCTTTTCATCAAGTTTAGTTCCTCCAGGTACATTTATGTTTACAGTGACTCCACCATAGTTAGTATAGATTGTGCCACCACCACTAGAGCCGTCACCAGCAGAAGTCGGCGTAAATAAATTAACCGCCGCTTTTTTCTCAAATAAGTTTGCTCCTTGAATTCCAATTCCTACTGGGCTACCAGAGGTTTGACTTCCAACTTCTCCAGGGGATGCGGAAGCTGCTCCGCTTAGATACCCTAGCGGGTCTACTTTAATTCCACCCCGTCTTACTTCAAAGTGTAAATGTGGTCCAGTACTATTTCCAGAGTTTCCGCTTACTCCAACAACTTGTCCAGCAGTTACTTCTTGACCTTCAGAAACGCCTTTG